TGAGGATTGACCAGCATCAGTTAGTTTTGTTGAACTGCATGCTGATAGTGCGAGAACCGCAACTGCTAGGATTACTTTTTTCATAATATATACTTTCAATTCAAGGTTACAGAATAAACTACTGCATTGGGTTTGTTATATGCGTCTATTACACGATCCCGCATAATTGGATCTGACAAATTATACCCCAATCTCTCAGGAGACTTAGGGTCAACTTGCTGTAATACATTCATCTGAGTAGTTTTCTCAGGCAATTTAGTAGACTTATCTGCAACTTCAATACCAGTAGATTTTGTAGCCACAACAGTTTTTTGTTTTAGTCTTTCAAAATCACTGGCATACCTAGCCCACTCTGTATCAAAGTCCAGTGCCATTGCATTCGTTGCAACAACACAGGATAACATAATTAATGATTTCATTATTAACCTTTCACACGCTTCATAATATAATTATACAGCAATTTCTTTATTTTGTCAAGTAAAGATTCTTGATATCTTGCAGTTAGGCACTTGCTCCATTCTCTGGAGCCTGTTCTTTTTTTGTTACCTTTTTCTCCTTTGCAACTGGAGCAGGAATAACAGACCAAGTATTACTGACTAACTTATGTGTAATTTTAGGATACATCTTAGTTAGCTTTTGATCTTTGACTGCAAGCAATAGCTTGGCTTCACTTGGGTGACTGTTCTCAAGCAATTGAATAAAAAGACTTTCTCTGCGAACAGGATTTAGATCTGCACGACAGAACACATATAGCTTCTTGGCTTCCATATGAAGATTAGAAGGATTCATACCTTGAGGTGCTGTGTCTTCTTTATATGGAGGACTACCCTCAGGCAAGATAAATTTCTTTGCTGGATCAAATGCGTGTTCTAGAACCAAACGCAATGCTCCATTTTCTTTGTAATTAACAATCTTAGTAGGATCAGAATTGATATCGTCTAAGATTTCAGTGATATATTTTGTTGCCATTAAAAGTCCTCCAGCTCGTCTAAAAGTAAACGACACTTGTTGTCAATAAGATATTGCATAATTGACATCTTGTCGCCAGTTGTTTTGTAATTTGTATATGTATCTATGATCTGCGTAGAAACGTCTTCTGGAATGTAATCAAAGTCAATCAACTGTACGTTACGGTGCCAGTTGCGACGTTCATCATCATTCTTACATGCATCATACCCATTCTCAATAAACTCAGCAAGACGTTTTGCTGAGCAAACTTTCTGTCGTTCACCAATAACAAACACATCATCTTTACTAAAGATATTTGGAATGCCATCATCACCAGCTTTAACGATGTGGGTGATTTTCTTTTCGTGTAGTTCACGAGCATTGGCTTTGATCTGTTTCTTTTGCATCGGTGACCATTGTGTCACGTTATCAAACTTTTGCAGTTGGATAAAGTCACCATCAGAAGAAAGAATTAAAACCTTTTGTGGGTCTTCAACCAATCCTTGTTGAACTAGGTCATTGGTCTGAGTCCACTTAGCAAGAACTGCAATAATATCATCAGCTTCAGCACGATCGATATGAATAACTTTATATGGAAAATGCTTTGCAATATCTTCACGCATTTCTGATAGTGTATCAAAGATCAATGTCCAGTTTAGTTCACTGGCTTCACGGGATTTCTTGCGACCAGCTTTGTAGTGTGGGAAGATTTCTCTACGCCAGTACTTGCGTCCATCGCAACAAATAACAAGTTCGCCATACTCTTTACCATACTTCTTCTTGTATGATTTCAAAGTAGAAAGGGTAACGTGACGAATCAAGTTCTTTACTTCAGAGTCACTTCCTTTCAACTCACGCTGGAAAGATAGAATGTTGCTGAGAGCAACTTGCGAATAGTCAACTAAAATCATAATTAAAATGCTCCCAAGATAATACATTCTTCATTCACACGACCATTTGGTACAGCTGGTTTAGTCTTTAGGGTTTTGAGTGCATTACTCAATGCACGTTTACCCATAGACAATCCCTTGAAGAATTCTTCTGGTTTACGTAGTGTAAACGAAACAGAATCTTTCAAACTAATACCAATCAAGGTAGTTCCCTTGACTGCAATAGTGCCACTTTCCGCAGCATACTTTTGTAGTTTACGGTATTTGGTATTATACACCCAGACTTCTGCAGAACCAATAATGTTAGTAGGTGGTACTGACTTCAAGCCAAGTTCTGTAAATTCACGCAAGAACTTCATACGAGCAACTTGCTTTGTAGGAGAAATTTCTTTACGCTTACGTGGTGCACGATTCACTTTGGCTGTTTGAACCATCTGCTGACAATCAGCAATAATAGTTTCAACAAACTCTAAGAATCGTTTTAGCTCTCGTTTGTTTAAGTGTGAGTAACCTTCTACCAATTGCTCATCAGTACCTTCAATCGCTTCTCTAAGTTCTTTGGCAGTACCCTCAAACAACTCTCCAATGCGTTTAGCAATTGGTCCAGCCACTTGATTCGCCAACAGATAATTCTTTGTTGAAAATTCTGACTTGCAACCAGCGAGAACAAAGTCATCAATCGCACCTTCAATCTCACCAGCCAAGTCATGGGCTTTATCTTCCATACGTTGTTGGATTGAAATTACATTTGATGGCAGTGCTTCTTTGGCAGCATCTGCATCTTTCTTGTCTTGTTTGTCTTGGGATTTTTGACGAGCACCAATCTGAGACTTCAAGAACTCTACACGTTCATTGTAGTAATTCATTTCCTTTTCTTGAAGGACAGAACCACCATCTTGAAGACGTGCAAGAATACCAGCATACCTAAATTGGTATTCATCGATCTTCAACATCTCAACTGCTAATTTCTTATCAATCTTAGCGTAGTGAGAGATGAACCACTTCTTCTTGTCTTTGTCATCGTGATTTGCGTTGTAGTAATTCAAACCACATATCAAGTCACGTTGATATGTTTCAGGATTGAGTTGAACCTCAACACCCTTCATAATGCGATCTGCTTTCTCAATCGCAGCTTTACGTTTTGCAGTATTTACAGCCATAGGTCAATAACCTCCATTTAATATAACTATTATACCCTACCTTTGAATTAAAGGCAAGGTATTTTTGATCATTCCCTTACGGTTTTGAGGGTTATTGCAAGACCCATTGGATCATCTCCAAACGAGTTAGGGCAGAGGAATTTTCCCACATAGAAAAATGGGTAGACTGAGGAATAATGACTTCCTTGGATTGAGGGAATAGTTCCTTAAAGGTATCATAACCACCTGTGGTTGATTCATAGTCATACTCACCAATAATGCTTAAGATCGGTGGAACCTTTGCAGGATCGAACCCTAACTGTCCTGTATCAACCCAGTAATTGTTTATATCATAAACAGGTTGCGATGGAACTTTCCAAGTAGTGCTGCCAATAACGTCAACAATCTTTTGCTCCCATCCGTCAATTCTATTTGGTGTACCAATCAACTTATCACTAATCTTCTCAAGTCTTTCTTTTTTAAGTTTTTCGATACCAGTCTCAAAGTGCTCAGTGTCAAACTCAACATAATACCGTTTATCCATACGAACAGATGGACTATGAATAATAACTTTATCAAATAAACCTCTCTCACCAGCAATCAATGCAGGAGCAGTTGATGTAGAGAAACCAAATACAGTTTTAGAAACATATTCTTTCTTAAGTTCTTTGATTGCAGATTCAATCTGGTCTGCATACCCAAGCCTATCGTACTGATAATTCTCAGTACTCTCTCCATAACCGCATGGATCAAATAAGATTACATCTATACCTGCTGCAAGAAAATAATCTATATGCGTGTAACCATCTGGTAGTTTAAAATCCCAGAAAACACGTGGCGATAAACTTTGTCCTGGTAGTAGGAATAATAGATGTTTGTTTTGTTCTAGACTAACTTCTGTTGTAACCATTTTAAAATCTCATTATCATTAAAATATTTATTTTCAAAACACTTTACTGCAATAACATTACCAGCAGTTGATGTTAAAAACATAGCATCTGCATCAAGACAATCCTCAGGTGATATTGCAGCCCAACTAAACTGTACGTTATTTTCCACACATAACTGTTCAACAAGTTTCATAACTGTGCCTTCCAGGCGATTTTGCTTTGGGGCATAAACTTTACCGTCACGGACAATACCCATATTAAATCCTGGACCTTCAGTTAAGAAACCTCTATGGTCTATTAGCACAGCTGTATCATAACCACGATCAATTGCTTCCCACTGTGCAAGGTTTAAATCATTCCATGCAAAGTTCTTCATTGTTTGATCAATGGCAGTATTGCGTAATTGTTTAGCCAAACAAACAGTTGCTGTGTTATCCTTGTTGAAACCATAGTAAGGTTTAACGTATATAAACAAATTAGGTTTACAACTGTCTAGATCTCTTGGATTGCCAGATGTAGGTGTTCCACGTGTTAAACCAATCCAAACTAATAGATCATCAGTTGGAGCAATAGCCACCAGTGTTTGAATTACAATCTCAATATCATTATCAGAGTATTCAACTGGAATGCGCCACCCCTGTGAACTGTTAATAAATCTACTCAGGTGTGCTTCGAGATTTTGTATCTCGCCATTTTTAACGGCAAGAACATCATATGTAGCATCACAATGAATCAAACCAAAATCAAGAACTGATACGGTCAGATCTTTAACTTTACAGTACTTACCATTTTTCCAAGCTGGATAGTCAAGCATTTATAAACTCCATTATTTTATCCATTAAGATATATCGTTGTGGTTCAAGCATAATAGCATGTGTACTATTTGGGATGACTTCAACGTCAAGTGTTTTAATAAACTCAGTTTGTAATTTATTAAAGGTATTAATCTTATTATTAACTCCCCACTCTGAATAAAATAATTTAACAGGACATGTTATACTATCCAGTTTAATTGGCGGAATTGGTTTTGTTAAGTTTGAGGTAATTCCCCGATTAGACCAAACAGGAGGAATAGTAGAAGTATCTAAAAGAATAACACCTTTTACACTACTATCTATGGCAGAGTATAAAGACGGAAACGATCCATAGCAAAAACCAAAGACAAAATCAATTTTATTCTTTATAACAAATTCTCTACATTTATGATACACTGAAAAATGCGTGTCTGTTTTACTAAACTCACACGCATATGTTTCTATTTCATTTTTATAGAAAAGTTCTTTAAAATTATCTGTTATAGTTGTCTTTGAGAATAAAGCATCGAATGTACCATCACCCTCCTGAGCGTATCCAGAAACATAAAGTAACTTGTACTTATGGGTTGGGTGCAGTGTTGGTATTATTCGCACTGGTTACTTGGTCATACATGTCTACAAACTCTTCGTGTTCAGCAACAGTTTGAGATAGTGATTGTTTATGATAAACTTTAGCCATCTTATTTACAACTTTACGAGAAAGTTGATAATTATCAGAAACATCTTTCACGATGTCTTTGATTAGATCACGTTCTGCTTCGATGCGAACCATAGAATTACTAATCTCACGGATGGCACCAAAAATCTTTTTACGATCTTCAATTGAGGAAATACTCATAATTATGCTTTCTGTTTAAACGAAAATTCAGTTTTAAATGCAGCTGGAATAATAAATGCAGCCAACCAAGTTTCAATGCCGTATGGAATTGCCAACACAGGGAATAAGGTATTGAGTGCCCAGATAAGGGCAATAGGCATACCAATTACTGCAGCAATTGCAACCAACAAAAGACCGATTGTTAACATAGTATTATTCATGATAGTTCAAACCTTACTTGTTTCACTGAATCCCAACGAAAAGATCGCCACTCTTGCTTTTCTGTGTCAAACACTCTGGCTGACTCATCGCTGAAGTTTCTAACAACCGAGCCACTTTCTTGGACTTTTGGAAGTTTGGCTGAGGGGATTCTGCTTTCATCGAGTGTGCAGAATAGTTCTCGCTCAGTACCATCTTTCTTGGTAAACACAACGCACAGATCTTTTGTATTTTCATCGACTAGTAGTCCTTTGAGCCAAGTTTTAAATTCAGGTGTTTGGTTTGCTGGCATTGTTTGCATTATCAAATCTCGCTTTCAAGTCATTTACAATTGGTGTGAAAAAATCTACGAATTCTTTATTGGAAAAGAATGTGGTGTATCCGCTGTTGACAATCTCCCTACCTTTTTCATCAGCAAGATATTTGGTAATGGTAAACTCAACAACATCGTATGGGTAGTCTTTAATCTTAACAGTAGTAAGAGCACCACCTCTGCCTATTTCATAAGTATTGTCCATAATTGTCCTTTGTGTGTTTGGATTTGCGTGTGTACTTAACCTTACTCTCAACTACACGCATTCGGTATTTGGGAGTACGTAGATCCTTTGCTATTGGATCTCTAGGTTTAAGTTTATTATACATTCTTTCTAGTTTAAAGTAAAATTAAATTATGCAAGAAATTAATCCCAGCTTTTCTTGTCACCAAATTGTTCATTGTAATCATAGCCAGCGTGGTATGCTTCTATGTCTGCTTCACGCACAGCATCAATTCTAGGACCAGACATACCACCAACACCACCACGATGTGGGTCACGTGGACGATGGTAGTAAGAATCTGCAGAACCACGATCGAAAAACGATCCATGACTCTTATCAAAATGTTCAGTTGCTAATTGTGCTTCTTTGTAAGTAATAATCATATCAAGCTCCATAATATTGTGCATCGTCATTTGCCATCTCTTCATCATATGACAACATTTCATACTGCTTTTCTAATTCTAAACACTCAAGTTGTTCAATGGTATCATAAACCATTTCAATCGGACAGTTCAGTGTAACTGCAACAAACTTTGGTGACATACCTTCAGCCAACAACTCTTCAATGTCTAACGCTAACTCAGCCATTTTACTCATTATTGTTTCTCCCAAGAGCATGCACACCAGAATGCATCAACCCCAAGCCAATCACGGCAATCAAAGTCAATACCAACAGTGGTGCATCTGGATCGTTATCCAAACCACCAACAGCACCAAAGGTCAACAGTAGACCAATAATAAATCGTATCATAATAAGTTCCTTTTTCAACCCTAACACAGTTATTATACGCTAAAGTCAAATAAAAGTAAAGCTAAATGTTGAAAAACCCTACTAGCAGTAGGGTTTTCGTAAGTCATTGATCTAGAAAGGTTATTTATTCGATAATGGGTTGTCTAACGCTCTTTGGATCTTAGTATCGATTTCTTTACGTAATTGACGTAGTTCACGCTCTTGTTCTTTTTGCGATTCGCTTGATTCACGTGCAGATTGTTTGGCTGAACGCTCTACTTGCTCAACAACTGACTCTAAACGACGAATGTCATTTTTAAGATCGTTCTTGATATCACGAGTATACTCAGCAGTTTTACCAGACTCTACTTGAATAACATCTAGCTTTTTATAAACTTCTGCTAAATCTGGTGAAACATATTCTGCAATCTTTTTCTTCATACCCTGATAATCTTTATAGACTTCAAACGCACCATATAAACCACCAAGAATAGATGATACTAATGTTGCAGCTACCATTAGTTTTGCAGGTGTAAATTCGTAACCACCAATACTAATTACAGTATCTTTACTTGCATACTTCTTTACTGCTGCTTCTGCTTCGTCAATCTTTTTATTGACGTCTTTAATTTCCTCTGCCATTTTAATTTCCTTTGTTATATTGTGAGTTTACCATTTCGTTATGTATGCGATCAGTGCCACCAAACATTCTTAGGTTAGCACGATTATCAATAGTTTTTTGATTGTTATAAACTGAATATGGTTTATATCCAGCAACATCTGGTAACATTGCTTTACCGTATGTATCAAATCCAGGTGTAAACCCCATTGCTTGAATAACTACATTCTGAACTTGTTTTTGTGATTCCATGTCAGATGCCTTACCCATTTCATTGGCAAGGTTTTTACCTTTTTCTACTGCTTCAGCTTTTGCTGCAGCTTCTCTTCGTTCTTGGATTGCTTGACGAGCAGTTGGTGCTGCTGGTTTATCAGATGACGCTTGAGCAGTATTAGTAGTCTGTGGCGAATTGTTGCCTCCAGTGCCTTTCGGAGCATCATCTCTTTTATCCTCTGATTTTTGTTCTTGTCTAGTGGCGGGTCCAGCATTTGCTGTTTGGGTTGAAGATCCTGATGCAGCTGGTCCAGGCGAATTCATTGATGAGGCAACAGGACTATTGCCAGTAGATGCAGCTGGTCCATCCATTTTTGGAGTTGCAATTACAGCGTTCACGTTACTATCATTAGTAACAGCAACACCAGTAGAAATTTGTCCTGAGTTACTAATCGAAGTTACTGGCTGTGTTGTTGATACATTAGTGGCACCTGGACCAGAATAGCCTGATGTAGCTGGTCCAGCATTTGTGTTTAGGGTATTGGATGTGTCACAACCAACTGTGCATCTTGAATCAGCTGGTCCATAGCTTATTGTTCCAGAAGATGGAATACCTATTACATATTTTCTAGCATATGCGTCTGCATAGTTTGTACAAGTTCTATCATATAATCCATCCAATGCACATTGTTGAGTTTTATAGGCTTCTGCATATCCAGCACATGTGGTGCTATACAATGGATTGATTGAACATTGATATGTTAGATATGCCGATGCGTATCCAGGACATGCAGGATCAAACATTGCATTGACAGTACATTGTTGAGTAAAATATGCTTGTGCGTATCCAGGACATGCAGAATTATACAGAGGATTAGCAGTACATTGTTGAGTGAAATATGCTGCAGCATAACCTGAACATGATGGTGAAGATAGAGGATCTAAACAAGGATCTGCTGTATATACCGCATTGCTATACATATTTGTTATGCTGGCATTTCCACTAGTCCATGGTGCCATAGCAAAGCCACCAAGTGTAGTTATTTGTCTGGAAGTTCCAAATCTAAATTGTTTACTATATGTTCCAAAAGTTCCATTATCACCACCATTGTGTGTATTAGATGAACTGTAGATAGTAGAATTATTACTGTCTGTAATAACAGTGGCAACTCCTGCATCTGAATACTGCCAACCTGTTAAACAAAAACCAAACAAATCAAAAAAGGAACATGTTCTTCCAGCTACGCTATAGTCATATCCATAATTAAAACCATGTATCATTGCGCCAGCACCAGCATTGGATAATGCTTGGTTGATAGCATATGCTTGTGGTCCAGTCATTCCAGTTAATAAATTTGGACTGGTTACTACTGTGTTATATCCTGAACACGATGGTGAATATGCTGGATTGCCTGCGCACGGATCAGTAGTATAGTTTAATGTAATTGATGGATTACGAACTTGTGGTCCATAATAACCTGCCCAGAATCTACTATCTTTACCAGTAAACGAAAGTGTCATTGAATCACCAGCAAGTATACTTTCTTGATTAACAAAAGTTTGAGTGCCAGAGTATAACTGAAAACCATTCGTTGGAGTATTGTAATTATAGATGTCAGTTCTTAAAACACTAGTACCTCTTAACAAATTTACCTGTCCAGTCAAAGTTCCAGATTGCTCACCAGAATTATTAATCTGCCATGAATAATTATATCCATTAATTTTAATACCAGAGTTGGACAAATCTAATGCGTGTTGAATAGCAAATGCTTCAGCAGTGATTCTTTGAGTTGCTGTTGCAGTTGTATATCCAAAAATTAAAGTATTTGTTCCTGCATTAAATGCTGGTCCATTACCACCACCAGAGTATCCACCATTTTGTCCTGCAACAGAACCAGTCCATGCATCAACTGTTGGTGTTAGAATGTTTTGTGATGTTATTGGAGTTTGTGCTTTAGCTCTTGGTGTGAGTGCAACCAAGCCAACAACCAAAAACACTAATACCCAAAATCTCATTTAGTCTTTACTCTTGACTTTTTGTGGTTGACGATCAGGATTGTCTTCCCAGATTTTCTTGGCTTGCTCACCAATTTTACCATCTACTGGGCATGGTGTTCCAGCATTCATCATTGCTGTAAAGACTCTTTCATCTTGGCACATAATAGCAACTGCTGCTACCTTCATACCCATATCATATGTGGAACGAGCTAACTTTAATCTTTCGCAATTCTTATCAGTCATCGTGGCACCAAAGGAGATACCAAGAATTTGAGTTTGAGTTGCACCAGATACAGCTACAGCGCAAACATCACTATTAATAATCGTGATTGCTGGAGCCACTGCTGTTGGTGGAGGGGATTTTACTGTTGTAGTGCTATTTGAAGTAGAATCAGTTGTACTTCTACTAGTCGAATCAGTCACGATGGGATCAGCCATCGCAGAAGACAAATACATGACAAAAAGCACCGCTGTAGCGATCTTTTTGGTCATTTTTAAACCTTTTTAGTTATACGGAAAATAACGAGGTATTGCGTTCACTCTAATATTATTTAGGGTTAATTATGTTTTACACTACCTTAAAGGTGGTCTAGGAGGTTTTTCTTGTGTAAGTTCTATTTGAATCTGATCATTCACCACAGCTTCATTTTTTAAGTTTATAACTTTCTTAGTTGTGGCGTGTTCAAAGACTTCTAATGTTGACGTGTCTTCTTTAGGCTTACGAAAGAAGTTAGAGATTATACTCTTACTTTCTTCTGGTAATGGCTCTGGCTCTGGCTTGGGTTGTAGAGGTTGTGGTTCAGGTAATTCTTCAGATTGTACGATGATCTCAGAATCTTTACGCATTTGCCAGTTTGCTGCTACCAATAGTAAAACAGCCAGTGGGTCAAATACCAAAACAATCATAATAATAACCCAACGAACTGCTTTTTCTAGCACATCTTCTGATGCAGTGTCTTCGTAGATTAACGCAGCAATATATTTAATCGGACCAACCTCAGCTTCAACTTTTCTTAAGTCAGCAGCAATTGGTGCACGTTCTTCATTTAATCTGGCGATTCTGGTTTGAGCTGATCCAATTTCAGCAAGAAGTGCGGTTCTTTCCTTTTGCTGTCCTCGTCTAATCTGTAGAGATCTCTCCACTCCTTGCGAGTCAGAACTTCTTCCGATCGTTTGGTCCACTTGATCATCAAGTTGTTTGATTTGTTTTCTTGCGACATCTATGTTATCTTTTTCTGTTTTTATTTTCTCATCAAGTATTGATACCTTTGAAGCAACATCCCCACTTGGGACTGCTTGATCTAGGTGTGCTTTCGATAGATAACCAAAGATACCCATCGAAGTTAGTATCATCAAAATAACTAATGCTGAGGTGAAATAAGACTTCATTATTAATGGAATTTCTTTCCACGAACGATAGAGCCAAGAAGCTACTACAAGTTTTGCAGCTTCTAGTAGTGAACCCATAATAAGAATTGGAATAACAGCTGCTGAGAAAATAGCAAGCAAGCCCATTACAGAGTAATAAGCTGCACAAGCTGATAATGCTATTGCTGTTATAAAAAGTATTTTTGTCATACCTTACCTATGATGTGTGATCCGTGTACTCGTACTGAGATTTGTCCATTATAATATTCAGTTGATTCTAAAACTCTACGACTAAACTGTTCTCGTGCTTCAACGTAAGAACACTCAGCCTTTGACTTACAGAAATATAAAATTTCTCGGGTAAAATGTTCTTTTCCCAAAGTTTCAATGTCTTTATTTAATTCAATACTTGATCCGTAGTATTCTAACCAATCGGAATCAATTTTACTACGAATCTTTTTTTTCTTTTTAGTACCATTTTTAAGTGTAACTGTTTTGGTACTGGTTTTTGAAAACTTAGCAAGTTTCTTACCGATGTACTTACGATCGTTTGTTAGATTTGTTATTAGATAAACAAATCCAACGCAATCTTCTGGTAACTCATTAAGTTGTTCGTTATTATATAACCACATTAGACTAATTCATAGATGTAAACATCTATTTAGTCTTCTGTGTCTAAGTCCTCTTCTTCGTAAATGTCTGCGGAACAAATCGGGCAATAGACAATATCTTCGTACTGAGTATCAGTACCTTTGATAACTATCTTTCCTGAAGTTCCACATGATTCACATTCAAATACTTTTGTTGTCATATTTCTACCTTTTAGTATTTTCTAGATGCAAGTACTATCTTGCAAATGTGTTCAAGACGTTCAATGTGTTCATAAGCACGCCATGGGCTAGTGTCAATGGAAACTACTCCATGTCCCTTAATACCAACAATATCATATGCGATATTACCGCTATCATCTAACTCCAAGTTACGATGGCAGTGATCAGCTAATTCTTGAGAGATTGGTGGAACATCAGGCACATTCTTTGCTACTTTAGTATATCTACTTAGTTCTGGGAAATCATTTGCGATATCACCCAGTTCAATACCAGCGTGCATAGCAGCAACACAGTAAGTTGGATGAAAGTGCATAACTACACGAACATCATTACTGTGTTGACCCATTTGTTTTTGTAAACCAAAGTGTAATGGGATTTCTCCACTAGGTTTTAAATTTCCACTGATCTCAGTATAATTATCTTCTTTCCATCCCCAGCGTTCTGCAATCAATCCAGTCTTTGGTTCATTCCACGACATTGGTGGTTTAATTATAATCTTTTTAAACTGATCAGGCTGCATAGTCTGCTTACGCACACCACTTGGCGTAATATAAAAATGATCACGATCGTGATGTCGAATGCTTACATTACCGTCACGACTGGTAATCCAGTTACGCTTGTAAGCATCCAGCATTGTGTCACATATAGTTTCTAACATTAAGCAGCTGCTCCCCAAACGTCATCCCAAGAACCAGACAATGCACCTTTAGCGTAATCTGTTACACGATTCTCAAAGAAGTTACCGTGAACAGGTGCATTGATCATTTCTTCAACCCATGGTAGTGGATTCTTTTTAACTTTAAAGATACCTTTCATACCAAGACCAATTAAACGACGATCTGCGATATAACGAATATAAGTCTTAACATCTTCTGGCTTAAGATCACGCATCTCGCCTTCAGCAAATGCCAGATCAATAAACTTATCTTCCAACTGAACCATCTTTTCAGCGATTGTATAAATCTTACCTTTTAGATCATCACCCCAGATCTCTGGATTTTCTTTGATGTATTCTTTAAACAACTTCATCATATTCTCAGCGTGCATTGTTTCATCAACAATACTCCAAGTAACAATCTGTCCCATCCCCTTCATCAATCCATGACGTGGGAAGTTCAACAACATAATGAATGAAGAGAATAATTGCATACCTTCAGTAAAGGCAGAGAATACCGCAATGTGAGTAGCAGTTGATTCAATAGTGCCATTCTTAGAAGAAATATCAAGAACGTAATCGTGCTTGTCTTTCATCTCTTGGTATTCCATAAACTGAGAATATGTAATCTCAGGTAAACCAAGTGTTTCAATTAGATGTGAATACGCAGCAATGTGTAGTGCTTCACGTGCAGCAAAACCCATTAGCATCATACGTACTTCTGGTTGTGGGAAGTATGGTAAGTAGTTCTTTACATATCCACCAGCTACGTCAATGTCACCTTGCGTAAAGAAACGAAAGATGTTTGTCAAGAATGTTTTCTCGTGTGGTGTTAAACTTTTCTTCCATTGCTTAACGTCTTCCATCATTGGTACTTCTGTGTGCAACCAATGTGCTTGTTCGTGCTTTAACCATGCTTCGTATGCCCATGGATAGTTGAACGGCTTAAAGTAGCTACGTTCATCTGTCATTTTTGTTTTAGTCTTTACCATCTTATTCCTTGTCCAATGTTAGTTCTATCATATCATCTTTGATATAAACACCTACAACTTCACGATAACCTTCGTCAGTATTAACAACTACTCTGATTTTTTTATTTGTTTTAGTAATTTCACCAGAGTTCTTTGGAACTACTGCACACCAATACTTTTTAATTTTATCCGCAATGTCATAGGCATCCATTTTTATCCTTCGCAGGCTAAGCAAGTATCTGCGTCACCAGTTAGTGCATGGAGATTGATTTCTTTGATAACCTCACGTTCAATACGCTTACTAACTTTATCCGCTTTTGCGATCTTATCAGAACGGCAGTAGTACATCGTCTTTAGCTTTAATTTCCAAGCCATAAAGTGAACAGCATGAATGTATTTAATGTGTGAGTCTGGTCTGAAGAATACGTTTAGTGATTGGGCTTGGTCAATAAACTCTTGACGATCTGCAGCATGCTGAACTACCCAACGCTGATCAATCTCCATTGATGTTTTATAAACATCTTTAGTCCACTGATCCATCCAATCGAGATGCTGAACAGAACCATCATTGGCAATAATGCTACGCCAAACATCATCTGCCCAACCTTCTTTATTTTTCTGGGATTCTTCTTGAATAATAATATCTAAGAAGCGATTTTTATTTAGGTGAGAACCCGATAGAGTGTCTTGGCGATAAGCATTGGCACGGTAAGGTTCAATACTAGGACTAGTATTGCCCATGAGAATGGAAGAAGAAGCATTGGGAGCAATAGCCATAAGATGACTAAAGCGATTCCCAGTACCCACTGCGTCCAACGCTTCACCACGCTTAGATCCCAATAATTTGTTTGCCTCATCTAACTTTCCTCTTATGTGTGTAAAGATTTGTTTGTTGCGACCAATTGCCATTGGTGATTCCCAAGGTAACTTGTTTTTCTGCAAGTAGGCATGCCAACCCAACGCACCGATGCCGATACTTCGCTCACGCATGGCGGAATATTTAGCTCTTTTGATGGTGGAAGGTGCATTATCAATAAAATACTGAAGAACATTGTCAAGCATTTCTGCAATATCAGCAAGGAAAAGAGGATCTGTTTTCCACTCATCGTAATACTCCAAGTTTAGTGATGACAAGCAACAAACAGCAGTACGCTTTTCATCTGTTGGTAGAATAATCTCTGAACATAGATTTGATTGATGAACCTTTAAACCTTTATCCTTTAACCACTGTGGAAGTTTACGATTTGATTCATCAATAAAGTGTATGTATGGTTCACCTGTCATCATACGCATTTCTAGAATACGTTGCCACATTTCTTTGGCTGAAACAGTTTCACGAATTTCGTTTGATGCTGGGTCAACTAGATTCCAAGAGTCATCGAAATTTGGGTCAATCATAGATTGCTCAACTAATTCCATAAATGCATCTGGAATGTTAATACCATGGTGCAAGTTCAAGCAACGCATATTCTGGTCACCTGTTGGTTTACGCATCTCCAAGAAATTTATAATATCTGGATGACTAATATCAAGGTAAGCAGCATAAGATCCACGACGAGTACGACCTTGGCGATAAGCCAAACTTGATGCATCGTACATCTTGAGGTGCGGCATAACGCCAGTGCTCTTATCGTCTGCCGAACGTATACCAAAACCGATACCAACGCCACCACCAAGCATACTAAGCCAATTAGTTTCACTAAGATTATCAACTAAACCCTCCGCTGTATCTTCAATATAATTTAAAAAACATGAGATCGGCAAACCACGTTTACTCCTCCCGAAACTGAGGATTGGGGTAGAATAAGACAACCAGTGTCTACTGGAGTAGTCATACAACCTTTGAGCATGGGCAGGATCACTACCAAACTTACTACTAACAAAAGCAAATCTTTCTTGAGGAGATGTTTCGTCATCTTTCATGTAACTTTCTTTTAATCTTATTCTTCCTAGTTCGTCAAACAACGCATCACGAGAATAATCAACCTTTATGCCATGCACAATATTTTCCATAAACTTCCTGTTATATTTCTTATTGATTAATAAAATCCGTAGACATTGGAAATGCTTCAGCAATAACTTTAGCACATTCCCTTGCTACTTCCACATGTTCTTTTTGTGTACCATTACCACTGCGCAACTCGATGTAGTGTATCCAACTACGCAGTGTACCGTTCATGTATAAACGACTAACTGTATTTCCTTCTGGTAGAATTGCTCTTGCTTGTTCTTTAGCAATACCTTGTGAGATTGCCCAGTCATACGTTTTTGTCACTAATGCTAGAATTTCTCTTTGTCTAGCATACCACTCTTCAGCAATATTCTGCCCAGCAATTGTGGCTGGTAACTCTACACTATTTTGACGATTCTTTTCGTCTTGGAGTCTTGCTTCTCTTAAGACAAATGATAAGTCCTTAGTTGGATCTGCGTAGCGTTGGCTGAATTCTTGAAAACTAAAAGAGCGATGGCGTAAAATTTGGCGAGCAATATCTCGAGTTGTTTCAATTTCGAGACAAGCACTAACCATTTCTAGTGGTGACCAGTGTTTGTGTTTAATTAGATAACGAATTAGCTTGTCAGCTGTTTCAACATTAAATTGATTGCTTGGATTAGAAACTCGTGCGCAATAAGCTATGAGTTCTTGAGCATCTTTGAGACCTTCTTCATACATGGTAATGGAGGGCTTACTATAACTAATTAAATTGACTTTCAATTCTTTCTCCAATTCGCATATTTTAATTTCGCTTCCATACCAGTGAAGGTATTGGTATTTATGAGTTCTAGAATTTCATCAGGCGATCTACCCGATAAAACCATATCGTTAATATCTTTTTCCTGAACTGAATCAGGATACATAACTACATTATACCCCAAATCGATATATTTTTCAAGTTGTCTTGCTATATCTTTATTGCGGGGTTCATTGTCCATTACAATCGTTGCATTAGTAAGTAACTGCCGAATAGTAGGGGTATCAAAACTTGCTCCTGAAACAGCAATTGAATTCGGTAAGAATAACGAATCAATTGGTCCTTCAACAACGTATATGCGTTTGCTATAATCCAAGCGATCGAGTCCATATATTTTCTCCTGTGTTTCATCAACTTTAATTGTATAGTACTTGGGTTGCTCATCGCCATACGCTCTACCTTGATAAGCAAAACATTTACCTGCTGGGTTAAAAAACGGAATGATCATTCTTGGATGATCACCTTCAATTGGTTCCTGAAACTTAGGTGTTACTGAGTTGGTAAACTTTTTAAACTTAGGTGCAAAATAAAGTAGATTCCAATATTGTTTTGGAATCTTTCTTTTAATTAAATATTTTACAGCAGGGTGTGTGATGTCTAACGTATCTAGGCGAGCCAAACTCTCTAGAATAGCATCTTCTAGAAATACTTCTGGGGTTTCTTCTGGGAGGATTGCTGCCACATCTTTGTGTGCGTTGTGTTTACTAGCACCACCTTTGTAGCGTTCAAGAACGTACTCATCATAAAGTTTAGCATCTACATACTTGATTAAGCTACCAAGATTTGAACCGTAGTTGCAGTTATGACACCGAACGAATAAATCAGAACCTTTACGGTAGATGTATCCACGTGCCTTTAATTTATTCTTAGAACTATCCCCGCATACTGGGCAAGAATAGTTCCACAGATAATCGTTTTTTTGTTTAAAGTTTCTTAGACGTGATCCAAGAATACTTGCAAATTTGTTGTCAATGTATAGCATAATAACCCCACAAGAGTAACAATTTTACTCTGATTCATAATAAAAAGAAAATTTATTTTATGTAGTTTGCGATCTCGTTGATGTGTCCAAGAACAAACCCTGCAACAGCAGCACCACCGATTACATACCACTTCCACTGTTCCAATGCAGAAACACGGGTATTCATTCTTTCTAGATCTTCAACGACATCTTTACGAATGACTTCGTGTTGATCTTGATTGATCTTTGCATTAGCTTGCATCTTGTGTTCAATACGTGTTTGCATATCGTCAATCTTGTCCACGATTTCTCTGTTTGAAGTAGTCAAACGAGAATGCACTTCTTTGATATCGTGCTTCAATTCTTTGACATCCTCTTTTATTGTTTCTACTTGTGCTTCCAATTTAGCGAGTCTTTCTGGTAGTTCCATCTTAGTTTACAGTCTTAAAAATTTGTTTCTGGGTTTTATACCACTCTAGCCATGCATCTACTTTGGCACGACACTCGTGATATTGCCCATAGTTATCGACAACAACTTTCAAAACTTCAGATAGTTTTTCAGTTGGCTCCACAGTTTTTAGGTCAGGACATGCTATCATAATTTCAGGTGGTACTTCAGGAAAGTTTTGTTTAACTGGAGTGACCAAACATCCAGTTAAAAGAACTGCAGGAATAAGTAACAAGAGTTTCATTTCTTACTACCCTTTGCTGCTTCGTTTAAAATATCAACGGTATCCGCAGTTATTTTACACTGTGAATCAATCTTTAATTCAACAGTTTTAATCTTTTCTTGAACAACTACTTGTTGTTCTTTAACAATTCTTACTTTGTCTACGTAGACAGTTTTTATATTTTCATTTGCTACTTTAGACTGGGCTTCTGCTTTTGCTACTTTTTCTTGTAATTCCGCTACACGATCACGCCAGCTTTTCTCTGTTGCATAACTACCTTCAAAGAAGATACCAACAACTACCAACAGAAATGAAATTATTTGAATTGGTAAACGATAACGATTTATAAATGGAAATTTAAATACTGTGTATGATGCAGCAACACCAATTACACCAGCTATCAATATAATATGAATTGTCCAGAGTAGTATTGCGTCTGGAATAAAACTCAACATCCACATTATGCAACCTCTACTGGAATTTTTCTTCTAGCGATCTGTTTATACTTTTTAATATCTTTCTTCAATGGAGCAGGAGTATCTGTTGAAACAGCAGCACCAGTAACATTTGCCACACCATCTTCTAATATAATACCACGCTCAAGAAATTCAACAATAAGCATTTCTTCTTCAACTAGAGTTAAATTATATTTACTTACTTTTTCCAGTAGTGTATTATATCGTTCTTCCATAAGTGATAATGAACGATCGTTTGTTTCGTAGTATTCTTTTACTAGAAAGAACGCACTAACTAAATTCTTTAGCTTTGACTCACCACCTGGAAGACGATTGATAATCTTTTTCATATTAAACACCAAACGATGTAAATATGTGTATGCGTCTTTTTCTTTGGTAGTTGTGAGTGTGCTGCTCTTCTTTAGGTTCTTACCTTTATCATCGATAATACCCAATTGGTATGCACTTGTTTCTGAAAATGGTTTGATAAGCATTGACAGAATTCGGTATGCAATAAGATTGTCTACTAACCTACTCATATCTTCCTTAATACAGCAATAATAGTTTCGTCTAGTTTAATATCTGCCAAGGTAATTCCATACTCAGGTACGCTTTCAGGCATACGATTAAGATAAACCAAAAACGTGACTAACTGTGGCCACAATGGCTCTTCAATCTTATGAAACAACATACGAGTTGTTTCATCGCCAAAAATATTGTAGAGAACAATTATATGATTTAAGATTAATCTTTCTCTTAACTCACCAACATTCTTATAACGATATATTAGTTTCTTAAGATAAACAAACTTCTTTAAATCATCTTCAAACTCTTCTATGTTAGAACACTGCGGATTATCATAGTGATGCATAGCATGTAGAAGAAAGTTATTTTCACTCAAAGGTTCTCTCATTTCCAATCAATCGTAAAACGAGAGGGGAGCCAATCTCCCCTCATTACTACTATTTAGGCATCAATACCAATAGTAGTATCATCAGTATTATCATCGCCAGTCATTGAACCCATAGCAACTAGAACTTCAGTCTTGTTGCGAGTACGACCTTGTGCATCAGTATAAGTACGAGTAGTAACCCAACCAGCATGAGCAACACCCTTTGCTTTGTTTGCTGCAATTGCTGCTTCTGCTGCAGAGATACCTTCAACAGCTGCTTTACCAGCAGTGTTTAGATATTTTGGTTTGCTGCCTTCTGCGTCTGTATTTGACCATAGTGCCATTTTAATTCCCCTTAGTTAGTTCTTATTTGGTAAGTGTAATTTATAACCAGTGTAGTCTGCGCCATTCTTTGACTTAACGGCAGAGCCACTTTGACGTGCACCAGATTTAGCACCTGCTGGACGACCACGACCACGCTTTACAGCATCTGCTGCTGGTTTAGCTTTTGGTTTTTCTTCTTCATCATCGCCTTCTGAATCGTGGTATTGAGCACCGTAGCTTGAACCACTTATTTTACGCGATGGCAAATCTGACATTTTAATTTCGTTTAATGATTCAACAAATTGTTTGTATGATTTTGACATTGTTTCCAATTCTCCGTTTTCAAATTGTTCTTTAGACTGCTCTTCTTTACGCAGTAACTTAAAGTCATGGGCATCAATCTTACCATTCTTGTTTTTATCAATCTTGTGTTGATTGCCTTTAAGTTCTTCTGACTTTACATTAGTTGGCATACCATTGATTGGCTTGCTTGCTGCTCTTGCTGCTTTATTCTCAGGTGTACCTTTGATATACTTCTTAGCTGGAACTGGAGCAACTGGAGTTGGATCTCTCACTTCGTCACCTTTACGGCGATATGCTGATGCTGGCTTTTCGTAGTAGCCCTCATTAACTTCAGACTCAGAATACAAATAGTCAGCTGCAGTTTGAATGTAATCAGTGGCAAGAGTAATCTTAGACTGAACCCACTCTGGCAAATCAGTATCTGGCTTTAGTGTATCTTTAATCATTTCAGCGCAACGTGTTAGCGTTGCCAACTGATTCAAAGCCATATCGCCTTCATAACCATACTCTTGTTCGTCTTTTTCTTCTTTGAAGTGAACTACATTACCTTGAACTTTACCTTTACCATGTTCCTTACAAGCACGATTGGCCAAATCTTCACCAGACATTAAAGTAGTTCCTTTCGGATTAAGAGTGCTATACCCATGAACTATTGAACGCATTCTTACTTCAGCGTGACCATTGGGATGAAAAGTTGCTTTACCATCATAGTCTTTTGCCATTTTACGAGCATTTTTATGATGCTCTGAAGATTTATCGTAACCTTCTTCTAATTCAACTTCTTCATTCCACTTAGCATCAGAGCGAATAGCAGCTTGTGCTTTCTTACCTAGTGTAGTTTTCTTAGCAGTTGGGTATAGTTTAGGTAGAGGTCCCCTTCCATGGACAGCGTCGATCACTCGCTTATCTGCTTTTGCAATATTAGTAGATCGGTCTTTACCACTTTTGTCAAATGCTTTTTTTCCATCTCGTCCTATTGCGGTAGCTTTATTGTGATATGACATATAAGTTAGTGGACGCAGTTCGTCTAAAACCTCAGCTTCTTCTTTAACATTCTTCATTGCTTGTTTAGCCAAGTGCTTTGCACGACTCATAGCTGTATGAACTGCACCAGACTTGTCTGTTGTAGTTGCTGGAGTCTTAGTGTATGGACCATCGAATGGAACATCATCTTTTTTCTTTAAACGATCTGTTTCTTGAGCATTTGTTGCGATGGCTTTCATACGTCCTTCGTCTACTTGTTCAGCGTCTTCATTACGCAAGGCACGACCAATTGCTACGTTTTGTGCTCTTGGAGTAGGATGTTTACCGTCCCAGTCACGAACATCATCACCACTTAGTTTGTTCTGAACTTTATAACGTGCACCACGAGATGCGTCCATCATATTCTTCATGGTCTTATTACGTTTAGCTTGTTCAGACTTTTCATCGATCTGTTCAACTTCTTCCATCTGAGTACCATTAATCTTTTTAATAGTTTCTGGATGGGAACGATTCTGTGTACGTTCTTTTTCTAGATCTTTAGTGGTCATCTTATCATTCTTGCGTAAGTACGCTGGAATGTCAGACTTATTAACAGTCTCTAAAAATGTTTTAAAATTCATATTATTCCTCTATCTTTTTTAGACTTGAACGAATCATCCAAGCATGTTTCTTATGGGCATCTATTCTGCTGCCAGCAAAATCAGCAAGTCCTTGCTCTTTTTCTGCTGTTGCTAGATCGAACACTTTATTTAGGCTATCTAAGACTTCTTGATTAGCTTGTTGCAAGTTTTCCAGCATATCTCTTATGAGTACTGGTCTTACTACATCTTCTTTAACAGTTGCAGTACTGTGCAACTCGTCAAGAGACATCGGAGCGTAATCATCAAGTGCACGAATTTCTTCTGCAAGAGGATCAACTGCTCCGTAGACTTCTTGGTAAAGTTCACCAAAGAAATCGTGGAACAACGGGAAGAACATACCTTCAACATTCCAGTGATAGGATTGTGTTTTGAAATACATTAAAAATGTATTTGCTAATGTTATTTTAAGAGATAATTTCAATTCATCCATATTAACAATTCCATTTACGTAGTGCTAGTGCTTTACGAGTCGGACGACCCTTTTCATCTTTCATTGGACCATCAACGCCACTCATACGAGCACAGAAAGACTTGCGACGATTGTATGCTTTGCTGCCAGCTTTTAACTTTGATGGTGGGGTAGTTACTGGTGCTTGTAGATTAGCACCTTTAGCATTGTATGCATCACGTCCCTTTTGAGTTAAACCACCAGTAGAACTTTTGTGTCCTTTAGCATCGATGGCAGCTTCATCCATAGTTTCTTCTTTAACAGGTTTCTTAGCTTCGGCTTCTTTTTTTTCACGTGCTTGGCGTTCTTGTTTAGCAATACGAGACATCTTCTTTAGAAAAGATGGTTTGTTGTAGTATGGGGTTGTTTCTTCTAGGTCAACTTCTTCAGTTTTAGTTTTGCGTCCTGCAAAATTATGAGATCCTCTGTTCTTTAATTCAGAACGAGATGCTTCATACTCATATGGATTTTTATGATCTCTTGCTGATGTGTTACCAAGTGTTTTAACTTTTTTATCTAATGTTGAAGTTGCTTGTGTTTTAGCAATTTTATTAGTCGCTGTATACAATCCAGTATCTCTTTTAGAGCTAGTGTCATTAGACTTTAGATTTTTATTAACATAAGATTTTAAAGTTTTTGTATCTAACTCATCAATCTGTTCAACTTCTTCATTTTGAGATGCTTTTAACGCAGCATCAGTTGGAGCACCTTTGCTTCCAGGTTTGCGCATACGTTCACCAGAACCAGCCTTAATACGTTTTTGTTTAGCGTGGATATTATCCCAGAGACCACCTTCAGCAATGGCAGATTCTTTAACACAAGAACCTGGCTCACATGGCTTAGTTCCTGGAACACGCTTGTAACCATTCCAACAGTTACATGTCTTTACTTCTGAGATGTATTCTTTAAAACGCAACATTTGGTGCACCTTTTGTAAATTTAGTATGTGATAAACGTGACTTCTCAATCTGACGGATGCGTGGTACTAACTTTAAAGCAATACGTCCAACGATAACTTTACGTTTTTGGATTATACGTTCAATGCGTTCTTTCTCACCAATGGAGATTTTGTTGGCATCTCTACCACGCAGTAAACGATTCTTCATTAACTTAATTGCCAAACGACGTGCACGTTTATTTGCAACAGCATTTGTCGAACGTGTTCTTAGGGCAATTTGTGCTTTACGCTCACGCTTGCCTTTGGTTTTAGCAAAACGTAAACGAGCACGGATGCGTTCTACTTTGGATAGAACTTCCATTAGTTTTTCTTCATTGACACCAGTGTATTCTTCTTCTGGGATTTCTTCGCCACTGTCTTCATCAACAATAGATAATTCTTCATCATCATACTCTTCGATAAAGTCATCTTCTTGAGCAGAATCAACAATGTGATCAATTTGCTCGTCAGTTAAATCTAACTCAGCCATTAACTGGTCTTCGATATTTTTCTCTTGCTGATCTTTATGGTCTTCAATGTGAGACATATCAGCTTCTTCTTTCATATCTTCCACATCATCTTTTTTATTGTCGCCAACTTTGATACGATGAGCACGAA